CGACAAACTATTTATGAAAAATAATTTGCTGTCTGTCATCTGTAATACCGTTCACGACTCTATCGTGATTGATTGCCATCCCGATGAAAAAGATATCTGTGTCAGTCTGATGCGTGAAGCGATGCTTTCTCTGCCTGAAGAAACTATGCAGAGATATGACATCTGTTATGACATGCCTGTCGGTATTGAGATAAAAATGGGCGATAACTGGCTTGACTTGCACGAAGTAGAGTAGTAAGATCAATCTACCAACCCTAGATGTAAAGGAGATCGAAGGATCATGTTAGGGACAGAACTTGTAGAAGCACTAGATAACGATCTAAATAGTATCGTGGCAGCAATGTCGAGCGATAACGTCGAGGAAATGATGAAGCTGACTGGTCAGGGTGGTGCCGTGACTGAGAAGGTCGGACTTCCTCGTCTGAATATTAACTACGATCAAGAGACTGATGACGGTCACAACCTTACGAGGGGCGACTGGAAGATGTTTCTTGACGGACAATTTATCTACGCAAAAGAGGTGAAGCTTCGAGCGTTGCTGCGTACGTATGAATATTCCGTGTGGGACTCAGAGGCAAACGAGGGCAAGGGTGGATTTTCGTGTAAGTCCGTCCAGAAAACTTCGTTCGGCGGAGAGTTTCCCGACACGCAGGGCGGCAATAAGTGTGGACGACTTTCACGCGACGAAGAAGAGGCCCTTGATAAGGATGATGCACGTTACTTGAACTCTCGTGCGGTTGTCTGCAATCAGGTGATCTATGGTCGCATCAGTGGCTCCTTCCATACACCCGATGGCACTCCTGTTGAAGTGGTGGATGAGCCTGTGATCGCATACTTCAAGCGGTCAGGGTTCCGGCCTATTGCGGACTTCATCCAGAGCTTGACTAAGCAGAACAAGCTGATGGCGCAGACGAACATCCTGCTGCGTACTAGTCGGCAGAAGAAGGGCAGTGTCACTTTCTGGACGCCCCTGCCTACGTTCGATAGCACGGTAGCTATTACGGACAACGATAAGGAACTGTTGGGAACTTTCGCGGAAACTGTCAAGGCTCACAACGAAAACGTAATGAATGGATACAGGGAAGCATCTAAGCTGATGTCAGACGATAGCGATATCGATCTGGCTGCGGACTTCAAAGATGCTAACGCTGCTTAACATTCAAGACTACATGTCAAAGGCTCTGCGGGGGGAGACTAGCGTTTCCTCCGCAGGCATTTCTAGATTTATTAAAGACACACAACACTCTGTAGTAAGACAACTCACCGAAAAGCGGGGTGAGTATCGCATCCGCATGTCCGGTCTTGGTAGGCCACTGTGCCAGCAAGTCTTGGAGAAACATGGCGTAAGGGAATCGATGCAGTACAATACACTGTTTCGTTTTCTGTTTGGTGACCTCACTGAAGCCATCCTCATGCTTGTCATGAAGGAAGCGGGCGTAGACATAGTTGATGCTCAAAGAGAAGTAGAACTGAAGCTCGGTGATCACACGATCAGGGGCACTCTTGATGTCATCATACGAGACGAAACAGGGACTGAGAAGGTCTGGGATATCAAGTCCGCAAGCGACTGGGCGTTCAAAAACAAATTCACTGGGTTCGGCGGGTACGACTCCCTAAAGAATGATGACCCGTTCGGCTATGTGATGCAGGGTTACTTGTACTCTGCGGCCACTGGTATGCCGTTCGGTGGGTGGATTGTTGTCAACAAGTCTAGTGGTGAGGTTGCCGTGGTCGAGGCTCCGGAGTGGCAGGAAGAAGACCGTGCCAAATATCTGGCAGACGCTGTTGATCGCGTCAAGTTTTTGACAAATCCAGATGTCAAAGAATTTAAGCCCTACCCCGATGAGTTCGAAACTTATCGACGCAAGGGTGAAACCCTGCGTACGGGAAACAAGGTTCTTGCAAAGGAGTGCAATCTCTGCGGCTATCGACATCACTGCTGGCCGAAAGCAGAACTACACGCTCGTGTAACTTCGCAAGCCAAGTCTCCACCACAAGTGTGGTATACCAAGCTCAAGACGAAAGAACTGTGACATGCCATATCTCTTCGTAAGAGACTACGAGGTGGAATTGATGGAGATGAATAGGGACCTTCATCATGTCTACGTTGAGTCGCATGGCGGCAGCGGTGGGGAACGTAAGCTCGTTCGTATTCGTATGAATGAAAGAGGCTTACCCCTCACGTTAAAAAACAACTACACTGAATTTGGCGCATTGTCGTCGGATACCGAAAAGCGTGACATAACTACACTCGAATCTGAATTACAGAAAATAGGCAGGACATCACATTCTGGAGCTATTGTATGCGTCCCACTGAACCGTTTGACAAACGAACTCTCTATAATAGAAAAACTTTCCCCAAAAGTGGCAGGCTACGTAATTCAAAGAATGGGATCAATAGGAATGAAGCTATGAAACGAGGCAATCGAAAGGCGGGCTTTCGATCTAACTTCGAGTTAGACATAGCGAAAAAACTCAGTAACAAAAAAATTCCGTACGAATATGAGAAGATGAGACTTACGTATATACCGAAGCCTCGCACATACACGCCGGACTTTCATCTTACAAAGCACGACATAATCGTCGAAGCAAAGGGATACTTCGACAAGGGTGATAGAATAAAGATGCAGTTAATCAAGGAGCAGCATCCTGATCTGGATATTCGCATCGTGTTCTTGAACGCACGAAATAAAATTTACAAGGGCAGTAAAACTACGTATGGTGCGTGGGCTGAAAAGAACGGATTCAAGTGGGCAGAAGGCTCTATCCCAGAGGAGTGGCTAAAAGATGACGACGATTGATGATACGGAGTTTGAAAAAGCAACTCTCATGCCGAACAGGTGGTACATAATACTTCGTAAGATCGACGAAGAAAGCTTTGCCGTGTCTGCATACGATACTACAACCATAGAGGATGAAGAGTTTTACGAGGCTGGCACAGTTGTTACTAACGGCATCATGGAACTTTTGGAGACTGACTTCGATAAAGTTATGGAGTCTGGTCTGGCGAGGCTTATGAGGGATGTAAGTGAAGGTCCTTCGATTGAGCATGAAGAGGGAACAAACGTAGTGAAGATAGACTTTGGTAGGACACAATGATCAAGAACAACTGGAATTTGAATAACTATCAGATGCAGGCTCGCAAGTTTGCCATCTATCCTGAACGGATGAAAATTACATATCCTGCTCTCGGACTTGCCGGTGAGGCAGGTGAGGTAGCAGACAAGGTAAAAAAGATTTTTCGTGACGACCGTGATGACCCCCGGTTCAAGGGTGAGATAGCAAGAGAGATAGGCGACGTTTTGTGGTACTGCGCCGCCCTAGCCGATGACTTAGGATTTAGCCTGCAGCAGATTGCAGAGATGAATATTTACAAGTTGCAGCAACGTAAGGCACAGGGTACGATTGCCGGTAGTGGAGACAATCGATGAGACATGAGGAGTACATGAAGAAGATGGCAGCGGAAGAGAGCATGTCAAGCCTGCAGAGCATGGCAAATATCACGTGGGCAAATGGAGGCACTGATGATAACGTCAATCACCCGCCACACTACAATCAGGCAGGTATCGAATGCCTTGATGCAATCGAAGCGGCGACAGGCGATGGCTTCGAACACTACCTGCAGGGCAACATCCTCAAATACCTCTGGAGATACCGCTACAAAAACGGGATCGAAGACCTCAAGAAAGCCCGCTTCTACCTAGACAAACTGATCACAACAAAGGAAGATGACGATGAATAATATGCTACCCACACCATACCAACAGTTTATACACAAGTCGCGTTATGCTCGGTGGCTTGATGGCGAACAGCGTCGTGAAGATTGGGGTGAGACTGTTGAGCGTTATCTCAACTTTATGGTTAAACACGTTCGTGAGAAGCACGACTTCGACATGGAAGTGATGTGTCCCGGCGACATTGACAAACTGCGTCAGGCCATTCTCAGTCAAGACATCATGCCGTCCATGCGTGCAATGATGACTGCTGGCCCTGCCCTAGCACGAGACAACATCTGTGGCTACAACTGCAGCTACATTCCTGTGGATAGTCCGCGTTCGTTTGACGAGTGCATGTATATCCTGATGTGCGGCACAGGTGTAGGCTTCTCCGTTGAACGTGAGAACGTGGACAAGCTGCCTGTGATCAGCGATGGTATGCAGAACACGGACACAGTCATCAAGGTGGGTGACTCCAAGCCCGGATGGGCAAAGTCTCTGCGTGAGTTGATCGCCCTGCTGTACGCCGGTCAGATTCCTATGTGGGACTTGTCCGCCGTCCGTCCGTCTGGTGCCCGTCTGAAAACAATGGGTGGTCGGGCATCTGGCCCCGGACCCC